ACAGACAACTGCACCAGAGGTGCAATCTGAACCGACTATAAACGAACAAGCGCCAGTAGAAACACAATCTTTTATTGATACGCTGCCAGAAGATATACGAGAAGATGCGTCTTTAAAAAATTTTACGGATGCTGGACAACTTGCAAAAAGTTATGTCCATGCACAGCGAATGGTAGGTGCTGATAAAATGGCAATACCAACAAAGAATTTTACCGAAGATGATTGGCAAGAAACATTTGCGAAATTAGGTGTTCCAGAAACACCAGACAAGTACGATGTTAAATATACATTACAAGAAGGTGCAAGTGATCAGCCAGTAAAGGATTTTGTATCACACGCACATAAATTAGGTTTAATGCCAACACAATTACAAGGGGTGTTGGATTATTATACAGGAATTGAACAATCAGCGATTGATACAGCACAAAAAGATTTAGAATTAAATCGTGTCAACAATGAATCAGAATTGCGAAAAGAATTTGGCTTGGCATATGATAAAAAAATGAATCAAGCGAATACAGTTTTTAAAAACTTCTTTGCTGAAGATTTGGCGGAAATAAAATTACAAGATGGTACACCAATCGGTAATCATCCAGGTTTTATTCGTGCCTTGACAACAATGTCAGAAAAATTTAGTGAAGATAGTATAAGTGCTGGACAAGAAACGGCTGGTGCAATGACACCATCTGAAGCACAAAAAGAAGTTACAAAAATCATGGGAGATCAAACACATCCATATTGGTTGAAAGATCATCCAGGTCATGCTGCTGCTGTTAAAGAAGTAGCTGATTTACAAAACATGATACATCCGAATTTAGAAGGGTAGTGCAAAAGCATCCTTTTTGACCATCTGAATAGTAGAGCAACTAACAGTTGTAAAATGCAGACGAACCTACCTGGTAGACAACTCATCGAAAATTAAACCTTAATTTGAATAGGAGGACAATTATGTCTAATCAAATTACAACAGCTTTTGTACAGCAGTATGGTTCTAATGTACAAATGCTTTCACAACAAATGGGTAGCCGTTTGCGTGAAGCTGTTGATGTGGAATCGATTACTGGGAAAAATGCATATTTTGAACAAGTCGGTTCTGTAGTAGCTCAAGTGAGAACTTCTCGCCATGCGTCTACTCCACAAATTGATACTCCTCATAGTAGAAGAAGGGTGTCTTTAGCAGACTACGAGTGGGCAGATCTTATTGATGATGCCGACAAAGTTAGACTTTTAATAGACCCAACTTCTTCCTACGCCAAAGCGGCTGCTGCTGCGATGGGTAGAGCTATGGATGATGTTATCATTACAGCTTTAGGCGGAACTGCCTATACTGGTGAAACTGGCGGTACGTCTGTTGCACTTCCTAGCACTCAAAAATTTGCAACTTCATCACAATCTGATGGATTAACGATTGCAAAATTACTTGATGCAAAGAAGAAAATGGATATTGCTGACGTAGATCCAAGCTTACCACGATATGTGGTATGCGGAGCAACTCAAATAAGTGATTTGCTCAACACAACAGAAGTTAAAAATTCTGATTATAATACTGTTAAAGCTTTAGCGATGGGTCAAATAGATTCATTCTTGGGTTTCAAATTTATTATGTCGAATAGATTAAGCTTCGATGCAACGAATACTGACGATAGACTCGTTTTCGCATTCACAAAAGATGCTATCAAACTTGCCATTGGCAAGGATGTTACAGCTCGTATTTCTGAAAGAGATGATAAATCATACTCTACTCAGGTGTACTACTGTATGTCGATTGGTGCTACTAGAATGGAAGAAGAAAAAGTTGTTCAGATTCCTTGTGATGAGTAGGGGGATTAAGATATGGCTAGTGTAAAAAGTGTTGCAATAACAAATCTTGATGCTGTACCAGCGGTCAATGCTGATGGAGGAAATCTATCACCAATGATGGTTTGGCACGATACCTATGAAGCATCTTCTTTAGCAAGTGGATCAGACATCACTATCGCAAGAATACCAGCGGGAGCAACTATTCACGATGTTATCGTGAAAGCGGATGCACTTGGTGGTTCTTCAACTTTAACAGTTGGAGATTCAGGCGATGCTGATAGATACCTTGCTGCTGTAGGTACTTGGAACGCTGCTGGACAATGCCAATCAATGTTGGCTGGTTCAACTGCTGCTAATACCGCTGTTGCGGGATTAGGTTACAAGGTAACTTCAAGCACAGATTTAGTAATTACTACTGGTGGTGCTACCATTAGTGGTACAATATATTTTTGGGTTCATTATACTCAATAAAACTTTGGGGGGATTTATTCCCCCCTTTTTTAATTTCAAACAAAAAAAATTATGGCATCAAAAGTAGAAATTTGTAATTCAGCTCTTAATATGTTGGGAGCAAATAATATTACCGACATTACAGAGGATAGTAAAAACGCAAGGTTATTAAACCAGAGGTATGAACCAGTGAGGGATGCAATCTTTCGCAGCCATACATGGAACTGTTTAATTAAACGAGTGGAACTTGCTGCGGAAACAGCAACACCAACACATGAATATACCTATCAGTACACCTTACCATCTGATTGTTTGCGTGTTTTAAAGGTAGGTGGTCATCACGATGGATCATCCTCTGATTTAGACAATGGACAAAAATTTAAAGTTGAAGGTAGAAAATTATTAACCGATGAAACAACTATTTATTTAGTTTACATTGCAAAAATTACCGATGTAAATGAATATGATACATTACTCCAAGAAACGATAGCAGCGAGATTAGCGTCAGAATTATGTTATGCGATAACTTCTTCAACCTCTCTTGCTGGTCAAATGAAAGAAACCTATTTAGAAAAATTGCGAGAAGCACGATTTGCTGATGCAACCGAAGGTACAGCGGATAATTTAGATGCTGGATCATTTATTAATTCAAGGTACTAATGGCTAAACAAACAGTTGCTTTTACAAATTTTACCGCTGGGGAATTATCGCCACGATTAGATGGTCGAACCGATCTAAATAAATATTTTAATGGTTCAAAGACATTAGAAAATATGGTGGTGCATCCTCATGGGGGTGCAAGTCGTAGACCTGGCACAAAGTTTGTTCACGAAGTAAAAAGCAGTGCTGCGGCAACACGATTAATTCCGTTTGAGTTTTCAACAACACAAACATATATTTTAGAACTGGGAAATTTATATATTCGTTTTTTTAAAGACAAAGGTATTATTACTGAAAGTGATAAAACAATAACGGCTGCAACAAGAGCTAATCCTTGTGTTATCACTTCTAATAGTCATGGATATTCTAATGATGATCATGTCATTATTACGAGTGTTGTAGGAATGACGGAATTAAATGGTAAAACATTTATTGTTGCCAATTCTACAACTAATACTTTTTCGTTAAAAAATGTTGATGGTACAGCAATTAATTCATCCGCTTATACTGCTTATTCATCTGCTGGAACGGCAAATAAAATTTATCAAATTACAAGTCCATTTACAACTTCACAAATACCAACTGTTAAGTTTGCTCAAAGTGCGGATATTATGTACATGGTTCATCCATCGCATCCGATACAAAAATTATCAAGAAGTGGACATACATCGTGGACTATAACAACTCCTACAATAATTACTTCGGAAGATGTTATTGTAAGTGCTGTTACAAAAGCAAATCCAGGTGTTGTAACCACATCTAAAAGTCATGGATATGTTAATGGTGATTTAATTACTTTTACTGGTGTCGGTGGAATGACACAGCTTAATGGTAATACTTATACTGTTGGTACTATTCCTAATGTGTTTAATATTACAGCAGTAACACAAGCCAATCCTGGTGTTGTTACAACTTCTACTGCACATGGTTTGGCTATTGGCGATGAAGTTTCCATTAAGGATGTTAAGGGAATGACACCTTTAAATAACAATTATTACACTGTCAAAACTGTACCATCCACAACAACCTTTGGTTTATCCGATTCAGTTGGAACTAATTTAGATACATCTGGATATACAGCTTATAGTTCTGCTGGAACTGTTACAACGCCTGATGTTAAATTTGAATTACAAGATTCATCTGGAACTAATTTAAACACTGGTAGTTATGGTACATTCAGTGCAAGTGGAAATGATATTATAAATAAATTAACCGATCCTTTATTAAATGTAGCAACTGGAACTTATCCTAGTTGTGTTTCTTTTTTTGAACAACGATTAGTTTTTGCGGGAAGTGATAACAATCCTCAAAGCTTATGGTTTAGTAAATCAGGTTCATATGAAAATTTTACTATTGGCACAAATGATTCGGATGCCATGGTCTATACGATTGCATCCAATAAAGTAAATGCCATTCGGTATATGTCAGCGCAACGATCGTTGATTGTTGGAACTGTTGGAGGGGAATTTGTAGTCAGTGGTTCTGGTACAACCTTGCCGATTACACCAACGAATGTGCAAATTCAAAAGCAATCAAGTTATGGCGCAGCTAATGTTGATGCTGTGCAAATTGAAAATGTTACCATGTTTTTGCAACGAGCAAAAAGAAAAATAAGAGAATTAACATACAATCTTAATATTGATCAATATGAAGCGCAAGATATGACGTTGTTAGCAGAACATATAAGTCAAGATGGTATTGTAGAAATGGCATATCAACAAGAACCAGATAGTGTTCTGTGGTGTGTGCGTGGTGATGGAACTTTATTAGGATTAACATATGCTAGGACAGAGCAAGTGGTTGGATGGCATCGTCATGTTTTAGGTGGTGTTTTTGGTTCAGGTCAGGCAGTTGTAGAGAGTGTTGCGAGCATTCCAACGGATGCTGATGAAGATGAATTGTACATCATTGTTAAACGCACTGTAAACAGTGTTACCAGGAGATATGTTGAATATCTAAATTTATTTGATTATGGATCAGATCAAACTGATGGTTTTTTTGTTGATAGTGGATTAACCTATTCTGGTTCTGCTGTATCATCCTTATCTGGTTTGGACCATTTAGAAGGTCAATCAGTTACCATATTAACTAATGGAGCAACTCATCCAAATAAAACAGTTAGTAGTGGTGCGATTACTTTAGACAGATCGTCTACAAAAATTCATGTGGGATTGCCTTACACTTCCTTGTTACAAACAATGCGAATTGAAAGTCAAGGTAATGAAGGCACTTTCCAATCAAAAACAAAAAGAATTAATGAAGTTACATTACGACTCCACGAAACATTGGGTGTTGAAGTGGGTGCGAGCTTAACGGATATGGAACGCATCCCCTTTCGGTCAAGCGCTGCGGCAATGGACACTGCTGTTCCACTATTTACAGGGGATAAGCAAGTTGAATTTAGGGATGATTTTAATACAGATGGTCATGTGTATGTACGACAAACACAACCGCTGCCATTAACATTATTATCTATCTATCCAATGCTGACAGTTAATGATGGTTAATTTAGAATTAGTAAAATTTAAAAAAGAACACGCACATCAAATGGCAAATTCATTAATGAATGATCCATTAACAGAAATAGATAAAAAATATCACGAACGACTAAATGGATTAGAAGTACCAGATATGTCTTTTACAGCAACACATGATAATTTAATTGTTTGTGCGGGGGGGATTATACCAGTGTGGGATAAAGTTTTTGAAGGTTGGATTATGGGTTCTCATTTAATTTGGAAACACCGATTAGGTGCAGCTAAAATAATTAAAAAAGGAATGGAAGTTTTAATTCAAGAATATAAAATTATACGATTGCAAACTGCTGTAAAAAAAGACTTTATTTTAGGTCATCGTTTTGCACAATGGCTTGGCATGGAAGAAGAAGGAATAATGAAAAAATATCAGAACAACGAAGATTATATTCGATATGCGAGGGTTAAATGATTGGTCATCCAGCTGATCCAAGTTTTAATTCTTTTCATACAAGTCATAGAATTAATTACGAACCAACAACAATGCTATTAATATCTGCTGGTGTCAGTGCTGCTGGAAGTTTTATGGCTGGTCAGTCTGCTATGGAAGCTGGTCGCTATCAACAAACGATTGCTGAACGCAATGCCGATATTTATGAAAGTAAAGCAGATCAAGCGTTGGCTATTGGCGAGAGAAATGTAACAGTATTTAATAAATCTTTTGCTGAACAACAAGCAGCAACAGAAACGGCATATATGAAAGCGGGTGTTAAAATGGCGGGTACACCTCTTGAAATTATGGAATATAATTTAACTGAAGCTGAAATGGAACGACAAAATATTTTATATGACTCCCAGGTTATGAGCCACGATGCAAGGCAACAAGCGGTTATGGCAAGAATGGAAGGTAATGTGGCGATGTTTAATGCAAGAGCGCAACGATCAGCGGCTTTTCTTAATGCTGCGGGTACAATGGCTGGTGCGTGGTCAACAAATAGTTTGCTTAATACCCAAGCAAATAATGCGTCATTATTAAATAACAAAATACTTGATCAACAAAAACAACTTATTGATATTTCTAATAACAACATGAAACGAATAATGCAGTTGCAAATTAGTAATGCAGAAAAGCTGCACAACAAATATGGAAGTTTATTGTTAAATAATTAATATGGTACAAATTCCTAAATTCACAAATAAAAATCTTTCACAGCGCACCAGTGGTGTTCCTTTTAATATTCCTAATGTTAGTGAAGCTGCGACATTACCTTTTCGTACATTAAGCAATCAGGCAGATAAACTAACGAGTATTGCTGCTAATGTTAAAAAACAAAAAATTGAACAAAAAATTGCAATAGATAAATTAAATAAACAACAAGAAATAAAAGAATACCAATTAAATGAAAAATATAAAACAGATGTTTTTAAATTAAACGAAGAATTAGCATCTGATTTTAAAACAGCACAATTAACTTTAAATCGCAAGACAGAAGTTAAATCTCTTTATCATAGTATCCTCCCAGAAATTAATCAATTAAAAATAGATATAGCTAATAATCCTGATACAAAAAATTCAGCAAATAATTGGGAACAAACATCTAAAAAAATTTATAACACAGCAATAAAAAATGTAGATGATGAAGTGGTTAAACAATTATTTACCATGAAGTTTAATGACTTGATTGCAGCTGAAGGTATTGAAGTACAATCAACTATTAGAAAAACAGATATTCAAAATGCTATTAATATTCATCAAATAGAAATAGAACAATTATATAATGATTATTTAAACTATCCACCTGGTCATCCTAAAAGAGAAACAGCATGGGAAAGATTATTTGGCGCTGATGAGGACAATCCAAATATTTTTATTGAAGCAGCACAAGATTTAATCTTAACTGATTTACCTCATATTGCTATCTTAAAGGCACAACAAGAATTATACACCATGGAAGCAAAACAAATGGTGGATCAAAATCCCCATAAGTTTTTAGAATTATTAAAAAGTGATTATTGGAAAACAAGATTAGATCCAACAACGATAACATCTTTAATTGATCCCGCTATTGATAATGCAAGAAGAATGGATGTTGATACATTGGTATCGTTTATGCCAGTTGATCCGAACCAAACATTGGATGAAGCGGAATTATTATATAAAGAAGCAAAGAGTGGTAATTTTCATGGGAACGAAGAATTACAATCTATTTATATAAATTTAGATACACAAGGTAAAGCTGATTTTAATACAGCTATTAATGCACAACGAGCTAATGTTCGAGCAGAAATAGGTTTTCAACAATCACAAGAAATTAAATTAGAGCTTGATGCAAACAATGATTTATATGTTAAAACTTTTGATCAAATTATATTAGGCGAATTAAGTATATCCGATATTGATAATATTGAGTTTCAAGGAAAAATGGGAACACAATATAAAAGTTTATTAAAAGATTTAATTGTTAAACGAGAACAAAATTTATTACCTAGTGATCAGAATTTAAAATTACACGATCAAATATTTCAAAAAATTATGAAAGGAGAAATCCAATCTATTACGGATCAAGTCATTATGCACGATGGCGATAGAAAAAGTATTTTAGAATTAACGGGTGGTGAAGATGGATTGGGTACTAATCAAACAAAAGAATTTTATAATTTAATTGCTAATAAAAACAATGCTGATGTAATATTAAACGCAAGATATTTTGAAGAATTTGTTGCTGCAAATAAAGACAATATTTTAGGTAATGCGGCATTTGTTAAATTAAATTTAAAAGCTGAACCAAGATTTTTTCAATTTAAATTAATAATGAAACAACGATTTGAAGAAGGTATTAAAGAAGGAAAAAATGTTTTTGAATTATTAGATAAAACGTCAGAACATTATATTTTAAAAGATATACAAAATTATATTCCCTCCAAAGAAACTCAAACGAATGAAATAAAAGAGAGTATGACTTTTAAAGATCCTGAAGAAAATACAGATAATCCTATGCCACAAATAGGACTAGATGAAGATTGGGATGATTTTATTAAATCAGATCGTTATTTAAAATGGAAAGCTAGTCAATAATGTCAGGCGAAGGATTAGTTACTATACAAGAAATGGAAGATGCTGGTTACGCACAAAATAAAATAGATGAGTATAAAAAAAATACCATGGCAGAAATGAAATCTGCGGGAATGCACGAAGATAAAATATTATCTTATTTTGGAATAGAAGAACCTAAAACAAGTGTAGTTCAGGAATACTGGAATAGTGTTTCAAGTAGTTTTAAAGAACCAATTAAACAAGTACAAAAATTTAATGTTGAAAGTCCAGAGGTTACAGAACCACAAAAAAAAATGGATTCTATATTAGCGGACTATCAAGCAAATAAAATTGATAAAAAAACTTTTGACTCATTAATGAATGAACAAAATGAAATATTACAAAAATTAGAACAAGTAACACAAACAGAAGTATTAGGCATTACAGCAGATGATATTACTTCTATTCCAGGTAATATAAAAGAAAGTGCTGTTGGCGAAAATTTTGAAGTTGCTAAATATTGGGAAAGAGGATTTAGTCAAAGTATTTACAATCTTGCTTTACAATATCATACTGGTGGAGAATTACCCCAATCATTTTTTGAAGAAGAATTTGCTGATACTGGACATATAGAAAGAGCCATACAAAGTTTTGGTACAATTATACCAGATTTACCAGTGTATTTTGTTGGTGCTATCCCAGGATATTTATTAACAAGAAAAAAAGAAGGCGCTGCTGCTACCGCTGGTTTTACGGCTGGTACTATTCGTGCCATGTACACCGAAGCATTAATTCGTGGGGATGTTGATACATTTTCTGAATGGTGGGATATATTTATTAAAGAAGGAATGAAGGCGGGTGGTAAGGAAGCTTTACTTCTTGGATCGGCATCATTTGCTTCTGGTTTTGGTAATAATCCTATTACATCTTTTATGGCTATGTATGCTGCCTTTACTGGTGTTGGTGCAGCACTAGAACAAAAAATGCCAACTAAAAATGAATTAATTAATACTGCAATAGTTCTTAGTGGTTTACAATTTGGTGGTGGTGCTATTACAAAAACAACACAACTCATTACAAAAACTCCTAATAAAGCGCCAATAGATATTGTGGAAGAAATAATTAT